ATGAAGATAAAAGAAATTGTAAGGCTTCGAGAAAAGCCTTTAAAGGACGGACAAAAGAGCCTTTATTTAGACATCTATGTAAATGGCGTGAGGAGCTACGAATTTTTAAAGCTGTATTTACAACCCGAGACGAGTAAGGCTGCGAAAGATAAAAATAAGCAAACGCTTTTGCTCGCTGACGCTATTAAAGCTAAAAGAATAGTCGAGATACAGACGGGCGAGTTTAAGGCTTTAAAAGACAATAGAGTAATGTTATTATCTTTTATCGGGTCGAGAGTAGAAAAGAAAGGCGTGTATACGGATAAATATTTGCTCCACGTCTTGGGGTCTTACCTAAAAAATAAAGATATAGAGCTGTCGAAAATTACCTTAAAGTGGGTAGAGGATTTCTTCGACTATCTAAAAAAAGCACCCGAAGGACTTTTCAAAAGAATAAGAATGAAGCCAAGTTCTGCAAGAGTACTATGCGAAAGGCTATCGACTGCGCTTAACGACGCTGTGCGAAAGGGTTTTATACAAAACAATCCTTGCAAGTATGCGGAGAGAATAAAATTCGAAGAAGCTAAAAGAGCTTTTCTAACTCAAGAAGAATTAAAACGGCTAGCCGCAACTCCGTGCAAAGGCTCGAGTTCGACGGCTGAGGCTTTCCTCTTTAGTTGCCTTACGGGCTTAAGATATAGTGACGTGAAGAAACTCACATGGAGTGAAGTCTCGCAAGACTTCAAACGAATTACATTTGTACAAAAGAAAACCTCAGGCCTTGAATATTTAGACCTATCTCCGCAAGCTTCGCAAATGCTAAAAGAGCGCAATAGAGTGGGGGATTTCGTTTTTTACGACTTGCCTAAATTCCTCAGTAGTGTGAGCTCAACTCTCAAGAGGTGGGCGAAGGAGGCTGGGATAGATAAAAATATTTCTTTTCACACTGCCCGCCACACCTTCGCCACTATGCTTTTAACTCTCGATGTAGATTTGTACACGGTTTCAAAACTACTCGGACATAAGGATATTAAAACGACGCAAATCTACGCTAAAATTATCGATAAGAAGAAGCAAGACGCTGTTAATAAAATACCGCAACTATTTTAAAGTGTAGCTAACGCCTACACCTACAAAAGGCTCAAAAGATTTTGATTTTAAGCCTATTCCCACGCCACCAATAACACCAATATTAAAGCGTTTATTTCGTGTAATTATTTTCTCGGTGTTAGTAGTGATGTAGGTTGTGGGAGCTCGTATATATATGCTATCTAATTGAGCTTTATAGCCACTAACGTAAGCGGTGTAAGAACTATCTTTATACACTTTGCTCTCTATGGGCAAAGCGGTTGCAAGCGTATCGCCTGCAATCGCTATTCTCAGAGTGTCGTGTCTAATTTTAAAGACCTTTACAGGCTTAGGCGTGTAGAACTTTAAAGTGTCTACAACTCTAATTGTATCGGTTTGAATTTTCACTCTTTCGGTTTCGTTTGGTGTGGGCAAATCGCCCTCTCCGCAATTACCTAAAAACACACCTAATAAAACCGCTACTAAAAGTAATAAGAGGTATTTTAAATTTCGTGTCATTGTGTGGGTTTTAAACGATAGTTATACTTATTTTTTCTTTGCGCTTTTCGCATTCGAGGAGAATCGACATCAGCTTTTCAAGCGTTGCACGGCTGTTAATAATTCGCCCTTTTATCTTGTTTTCTCCAACGAGCAAACACCCTTCTGTATCTTTTTCAGCGGTGTTGCCTGCGTGAATTCTTATGCCCTCGTATCCTTTGACGCCTAAAAGCAAAGGTAACACACGTTTAAAGCGTGGCGAAAACGTCAAAATAACATCGTATTTACCCGTTGGTATAGATGTTTGCGCTTTGATTTTCTTTGCAAGAACTTCGTCCAACGACATAGTAGCGTTTAAGCCTCTGTCGGTGTCTTCTAAGGTGTCGCAAAAATAAACCCCGTTGAGGCTCATTCTGCCTATCGTGTAGCCGTCCTTTCTTGCTATTCTATTTACTTGTATCTCCATTTTTATTAAGAGTTAAATAATCATTTAAATAGGGGATTTTATTCACAAGCTTTAAGCTCACTATGTAGTAGATAAAATCTATAAGGCTGTGCATCGTCGTGCCGTCGATGAGCATAAAACGAAGGTTTTTTAAAATGTTAATCGAGTAAAACCATAACGCTATAAAGCAAAGCGTTTTAACACAATACAAAGCCTCATCTCTGTTGTGTAAAAAATGACCTACAAAGAAGATGCAAGACGCAAGCAAAAAGAAAACTAAGATATGGTAAAAAAATACCATAGCCTTTCGCATTTTCCACCCTCCGCCGTTGCGGTAGTCTGCGATTAATCCACATAAAAAATTAATCACAAAAACGATGATCATCGAGTGCATAAAGTCCCGTATCGGATAAAGCAAGGCAAGCACTCCGCTTATCACTGCTATAATAAAAGTTTTTATATCATTCATAATTAAAGAGTTTTTAAAAGATAAACATACATTGTAATCGCAATGCCTGCAAGCACATCAGCGGTGTTATAGCGACGCCCCTCGATGGCTGAACCTACTACCTCCGCACAGGTGAAAACCGCCATAGCCATTATATAAGCAACTGCCCAACGGCGTGGAGCGTCCGCCTCGCTTAGAGGTAGGAGAGCTACTCCCACCCCTATAACGATAGCGGTAATTATAATTAAAACATATTTCGTTATAAAACTTTTCATAAAAATTTAGTTTTAGCTATTCATTTGCGATACAAAAGCCGTTGAACCGCTGAACGTTGCAGAGCTTTCAGGAGCAATAAAATAAGTGTTATCTTTCACAATTGCATCGCTCAAAGTACCACTTAAAACAAAGCTTTTCTTTGTTGAAAAATCGTTGTTTCCTTGCAATACTAAACGAGTAGAATTACCTTGCAAATTAACGCCATTCTCGCAATTTCTAAAGATATTATCTTTAATTGCTATGTTGTTCATCAAGCCTTTTGTATCAATTTTAATTGCTGTTGCGCTTCCGTGAATTGAATTGCCAACGAATGAAATATTATCGCTGCTAACGTGTTCTAATTCAGCAACAGAAATACCCACTTTATTATTTACGAGCAAGTTACTTGCGAATAAGCAATCGTCCGCCCAAATATGAACCGCTAAGCCCTCGTTGCAATCGTATATTGTATTGCCGCTGACGTTTACATATCTACCCGTTTCAACTGTTATACCTCTATTGCATTTTCTAACAACGTTGCCCGTAATAACTTGACCTTTTCCGCTTTTCATTTTGCCGTCTCTCGCAAGCGTAAAGCGTTTTTGGTCTTCGACGAAAATACCACGCATACCACCGCCTACACAAATGTTATTTGAAATAACGATGTCTTCTACGTCCCATTCGTCATAGCCTGTTCCAATACCTATACAAGCGTGTCCGAAAATATTACCGCCTCTACCTGCATCAATAATGATATTATCGGTAATTGTAACTCGGTTTAAGAAATCAATTCCCAAAGCTGTTGGACGGCTTCCCACAGACTTAATTCTCGTAAAATGAGCGTCTTTGATATACCTCATAAAGAAGTGCTTACCCGTCTTTGTTGTGCGTGGGCTTTGCACTTCCAAATCAGACACCGCAATGTTATACACGAAATCGCCCTCGAATAGCGAATAATTGTCTTTTGTGCCGTCTTGCATATCAAGAATAGTGTTGCCAATTCCTTGTCCTCGCAACTGCACATTGCTCATAAATTTAACGGTGCTTTTAAATACAAACGTGCCTTTGGGCAATTCGATAATACCACCGCCTGCCTGATTAACTTTTTCGATAAGTGCAGTTAAAGCGGGTGCATTGTCTGTGCTATCTGTTGAAATTCCATAGTTGCCCGCCAAATAGACGTAACCGCCATTCGTTGAGGCTGCTTCGAGTGTTTGGATTTTATCGAATAGCTTTTGCGCTGTGTATTCTTCGTATTTAATTCCATAAAGATAATCGCCTTGAACCCTGTATTTCGCTGCCACTTTTGCGTATCTTGCGCCAAGAGGAAACTCTACTACAACGTGTTTTAATTCGCCATTGCCTTTGCTTATTTGATGAAATGCGCAAAACTTCTTGTTTTTATCGTAAAAATTTATACCGCAAGAGCTTTGCGCAAACAAATTATAATCGAAGGCGTCGAAGTCGTCACGACTTAAGAAGTCTTGAGTTCCTACCCAATTTGTAGAATTGACTTCTTTTCCTGCTTCTGCGCCTCCTCGCACTATCAAATTAGTAAGATTAGTTATCTTTTTAACCTTGCGTTTTTCGATAACTTCGTTTGCTAAAGTTGTGGCTTTTTTATCTTTCCACGAAAATTCGAAATTAGCGATAGGCTTATCGTATCTGTTACGATAGCGCAAATAGACATATTCTACTTCTTTTGCTCGCTCAAACTCTCTTTCTTCAAGTGGCTTTATCTCATACTTTTCAGTTGTAAAAAAGTCGGGTTTTGCCCCTGCAATTGCACCGTTATAGCTCTTAAGCAAGTGAAAAGAAATCGTTTCAGTTTCTGAAAGGTTTTTAATTTTAAAAGCCTTTGTATCTTCCACGTCAATTGCAATCGAACGCCCGTTGTTATTCGTTTCAAAGAGATTGTTTTTGTTGATAAATTCCTCATTGCGCCAAAGCGTTGTTTTCCCTTCCGTTATTTCAGTGATAAATGTTCTTGTACGCCAATTTATCGCCTCTTTAGAGTACTTTGCATCAACGTCTTTTATTTGCTCGTCAAGCGTGTTTAAATGCTCATTTGTTGCGTCTGAATAACGTTCAATGCTTTGCACCCTCGAGATAGAAAAATGCTTAAATGTAAGAGTGCTTCCATTCTCTTTCATTTGAAAGCAAAGCCAAGAATAACCACCTTTAAAAGTCAAAATTTCGTCAAATTCAACGGCTTCGCCAACGCCGAAAGTCTTGATAATATCTTGCTCTCTGAAAGCGCTGCGACCGTAATTTTTTAAAATCAATTGCACGACATCGGTTGAATCCCCGTTGCTCGTAAAAGCAAATTTTAAACGATATTTTTCACCTGCTTTTAAATTATCGGCTAAATTAAAGCCGTAATCGTTATTTGCATTGCCGTCAAATGTGTATGTAGAAACGCCTTTCCAATAGTTAGAGGTAAATTGCAATTCTTCGTTTTCAACTGCTCCCGCTGAAAGACTTTTAAGCTCTTCTTTTACTTGGTTAAGCTCAGCGGTGAAATTTGTGTCGCCTGGATCACCTTTTTCGCCTTTCTCTCCAGGCTCACCTTTCTCTCCTCTTTCGCCTTGAGCACCTTGCAAACCCTGTTCGCCTTGAGCTCCTTGAACTCCTTGCAACCCTTGTTCGCCTCTTTCACCTTGAGCGCCTTGAGGACCTTGCTCTCCCCGTTCTCCCGCTTCGCCTTTCTCGCCTTTTTCTCCTTTGAGAGCTTTCAAAGGCACGAGCACCATTTCACTACCTTGAAAGGCGGGCAAAGAGTTCACATCGTCGAGGGTCTCTGCTATGACGAGGCTATCAACCTCTTGCGCTTGCTCGCTTAAAACTTCTTGAACAATCGCCTTAATCGTATTTCTATCTACTGCCATTGCTTTATATTTTTTATTTGTAAATTTGTAAATTTCCTATCTCTGTTAAGTTGCGCACCTTCGTCTTTTTGCCGCTGTCGTTGCGCTTATCGTTTTTATTTTCGACGTGGTATTTACCACCTTCAAACATCAGAGTTTTAAATCTCGAAACCTCTCGAAGTTCAAATCTCGCTACACCCCTGCGCACGTCAATCTCCGCGCCTTGTGGCAAAAACTCTTTGCCCTCGTGTAGGCTATCTTTAAAAACCTTGAAGGGGTTAAAGTCGCTAAGCCTCAACTCGAGTTTTAAACGCACTCCAGGCGTTTTGTACTGCGATAAGAACTTATGTATGAATAACTCCTCTTGCCTTAGCTCTGCGGAGCTTGCAAAGGCTTTCACCTTATCGACTTTTTCCACTCTGTTAGTGCCTAAATAGCTTACACTCGAGTAGTTTGCTGCGGTGCCGTCGTCGGTACAAATCTTAAACTCTCTCGTTTCTGCTTTTACTGCGCTGTCGGTGCTCGAATTGTAATAAAATTCTGTGTCGGTTTTTTGCTCGTCGAGGTAATTAGGATTAGCCTCAACTACTTCAAATTTTAGATTTTTAAGCCAATAGCACCAAATATCACCGCCTACGACTTTGGGCAAATCGAGCTCGGCTTCTCCCGCTTTAAGGAGGCCTTTAAACTTCTCGGGAACTACTTTATATTTTTTGCCTTCTCTGAAACGCCCGTCGGGTAGGTAAATAGTAAACTCGAATTTATCTCCTTGCGGTGCTTCGGGCATAGGTATGTAATAACCCTCGTCCTTTAAGCCTTGCCCCCATTGGCGTTGTATGTTTTTTAGGGCGTGCCACTTGTACGCAATCTCTTCGCATTTTAGTCCTTCACGTTTGCCGTAATACAAATTAAAATCGCATTCTTGATGTGCCCAATAAAGGCCATTCCAATATTCACCACCAACGCACAAACGAGCCTTAATATAAAGGTCTTCGAGTTCGATTTTATCGACTTCTAAACCCTCTAAGCCTCCGCCTCCGCCGTCTTCATTAAAGACGATGTCGTGGCGTTTGTTATTCATTGAAAGCTCTCCGCCTATTCTAAAATATCTATTTGGGCTTTGGGTGAAAATCTCCGAAGGGATATTTCTATTTATCGTTATAGCTGGGTAATTTTGATAACTCTCTCGAGTAATTAAAGACTTGCGCAAATCGCCCACAACGAGCAATATCTTTTCATCAAAGTTTAGATAAGGAGTTAGAGAGTTAAAACTATCAGCGTAAAAAGCTGAAAGCGTTTGAAAATTCCTTTTATCCGCCTCAACGTTATCTACTTGTGTTGTCTTTCTTATATGCTCATCGAGTTCGCTGTCGAGGGCTTTAGAGTACTCCCGAACGATCGTTGCTCCAACTTGACGCTTTGCGAATAGCTCCTCGCTTGCTTCTTCACTGCCTGGATATTTCTCGAAAAACTCGTCATTATTAGGGCACGTTAGAGCCGTGAGGCTCGTTAAATATATTTGTGGTATTCCGTTAATCTTTTTGCCCTTCTCATAGCGAATATTATCGCCATCACCTTGAGCAAAATAGCGGTGCAAAGTGGTTGCGGAGCTTTCGAAGAACTTAAACCATACGGCTTTCTTTATCCTCATAACTCCACTATTCGCAAATCTTAACCCTCTGCCGTCGAACTTATCGGCGCTATCACCAGGGGGGCGCAAATACCAAAAATCGCCATACAAAGCGAAGTTTATAAAGTTGCCGTTAGGTGTTTTATAGTTGCGCCCGCCTTGATAGAGTGGGGTGTAAAACTTGCTTAGCGGTGATGTCTTCTCGATGAATTTAGATTCGTCGAAAGCGTCTTCGAAAAGCGAAGAAACCTTATAAAAATTATCCTTTGCCTTTACTGAATTATAAACGCTATCGAGCGAAATAGCGTTGTCCGTTCCTCCGTATAAATCAGCTGTTATATTTATCTCCTCTTTGAGGTTTTGCAAGTTCTCAACGCTGTAAGTTAATTCGCTGTCATTGCGTTGTAAAAGTGAATAACGATAAAAGTTATAGTTATTGCTTTGTAATTCTTCTACATCAAATAAATAGACGTTATCACCCACGATTATAGCGGTGAGGTTTAGCCATTTGCAAACCTCCTCTAGGACCTCTTTACAGCTCCACGCTACTTCGCTGTCTGGTTGGTTTTCGTCCTCCTTTTTGTCGAAGAAATTACGCTCAGACACTCGCAAGTCTGCAAAGCCTTTAGCCTCATCGTTTGCAAGTGCGAAAGTCTTATGTACATAGAAGTTTTTAATTCTGCCTTTTGCGTTCACTCGATTAAAAACCTTGTATAAGATTTGTGAAATATATAGCGTTTCTTTTTGCTCTGAAATATAGGGAAAATCCTCCAACACAGAAAGGGGGCAACGACATTCAAAAGAAATAACATCGCTACTACTTGAGTAGTCGTTGTCGTATCTGTTTGGCGTCACAAATCCAAACCAAGCGAGTTGCTTTTCACCCCCTACACTTTTACGCAAAAATACTGCCGTTTCGTTTGGCTCTGAAGGCACGAAGTCGAATAAAAAATCGTTGCCCTTATTCGCCAAAACCTCCACAACTGCGGTAGAAGTTCTCACAGGTGAAAGCAAGTTATCGGGTGTTTCGTGTGTGATTGTAAAAGGGTTTGCAGACATTCTCACGGGGATAACTTTTTGCACCCCCGAGTTAATGATGTTCAACTCATATCTGAGTTTATTATCTTGGCTTTTAAAACTTCCGTAAAGTGTCATATATAAAAAGAAAAACGGGGGCAAAAGGTAGCAAAAAGCTACCCCTTACGCCCGTGTCTTGAGCTGTCGTTTCGCTGTGAAAAATATATATCTGAACCTCGCAAACGTCCTACAATTTCAATTCGTTGCGCCCCTCCGCTGCCTAGCTCATTGCGGTTTATCGAATTAAATAAATTGCGTTGCTGACGCCCGTTCAAAATCATTTCACCCGACGAAACCCTCGCTATGGTGTTATCGTGGTAATCGTTTCCGCCAACGATACCGCCTCGAGCGAAGGCACTTGCTCCAACGATTAAGGCTTTCATACCTGCGATTTGTTTTGCCGCTAGCCCTATACCTGCGAATGGTATTGCAGCATAAGCCGCTGTCGCTTGCGACGCCATAAGCACCTGCGCACTCTTTGCGAGTGCAGCGTTAGCCGCTATCGCTGTTGTGACTTGTGCCGTTTGCGCTGCTGTCTGTGTTGCGGCTGCCTCAACTGCTGCCGCTGAGGCGGTCTGTGTTGCAAGTCCCTCCGCCTGCTTTGCCGCTGCTAGCATTTCAGAGGCTTTCGTAAACTCGTTTATGATATTTACTATTTGCAAAACGCCATCTATCGAAGAAGTGAGAGCACTCCACACGGCTTGAATTTTCTCCCACGCTGTTGCATCAGCGTTGCTCATCGTTTGCGAGAGCTGCTGCCACGCATTAGCCACACCTATTAACGCATCGCCTCCGCCTCGCAAACCCTCATAAGATAGTTTATTAACTTGCTCCTGGAAGGCTTTTAAATCCTCTCTTATCTCGTCAAGCTGCAAAGCTTCTTTAAGGCTTTTCACTTTGAGGATTTGAGCGTTAATATCTTCTATCATTTGGGCGGCTGTCTTGCCTGCCTCCTTGAAACGTCCGCCCATCATATCCGAGAGCTTTTGTTGTGCAAGATTTAGCTCCTCTTCGCTTATCTCTCTTTTGGTCTTTTTATAATCTTGCGCTTTATTGCGCTTATAATCGTCTGCGTTGCCTTTGCTCAAATCGCTTTCGGCTTTGCCTAAAACTGCATAAAAATCACCGAAAGCCTCAACGAGTTTCGAAGAGCTAAAGCCCAACTCTGTAAACTCTTTTACTGCGTCGTCTGCTGAGTTTTTGAACTCTTTGTAAATAGCTTCTTTTTCGCTTTCAAAATCGTCTTTTGTAAAGGTGCTTTCGTTAGCTTTTAAGCTTTGCAAGCGCTTCTTATATTCTTCTTCGAGTTCTTTTGCTTTTCGGTTTGCACTCTCTCCGAAATCCTTTTTATAGTCGCTTAACGCTTTTCGTCCGAAGGTGCTTTGCTTCGTCGCTTTCTCGTCGCTATCGATAACGCTACGGGCTAAATCTTTTAAAAGTTCTCGCTTTTTCTCGTTGAATTTCTTTTCAGTTATAAGCCCTTCTTTGTATTCGAAATTAAGATTTTCGAGTTTTGTGGCGTAATCCTTTTGTAGCTTTTCGAGCTCGCTATCTTTCTTTTTCTTCTTGTTTTCACCGCCTGAGCCGTTGCCTCCTCCTTTGTCTTCGTCTTCGGTTGCAGCCGCCCCGTCTTGCGCTGTTTTAGGTAGGGTTTTTATAGTTGCTTTTTCGTAAGCTCCGACACTCTCGTCATAGGCTTTGGCTATGTTTTTTGCCATTTGCAGAGCGTGGCGATTTGAGCCGACGAAATTTTTAATTTTGTGATAAACCCTCTTGAATTTGCCTTCGGTTGAAAGGCTAGAGTCGCTTAGCAAACCTTCTACGTCTGCCATTGCGGAGTCGAACTCGCCTTGCTGTTTGGCTGAACCCGTCCAAACTCCTTGCCCCTTTCCTTGTCCTTTTACTGCGCTTTTAAATTGCGTAAATTTACTGCCGAACGCGTCAATATTTTTGCCCCAAAAGCCCTCGTTTCTTCCGAAAAAGTCGTCCTTTTTACTTTTAACATTTGCGAGCTTTGCCTCTGTCGCCCAATACTCTTTTTGTGAGGATATAGCCCCGTCGATCTTCTTTTTTAACTCGTTATATTCTTTAGCATTGGTTTTTACTGAAACCTTTTCTAAATCAAGTTTAGATATTAAATCGGGATACTCGTCTTTTAGATTTTTGAGGGCCGCCTGCCACGCTGCGGAGCCTTTTTCGCTGCGCTTCATTATCCCTAAATTTGTGCGCATTGCGTCGTCGAGCTGCTTAGATTTATCCGCAACGTCTTTTAAACGCTCTTCGGCTAGGTGCGCTCTATCCCATAAGTCTTTCAACGCTGAAGCTAATTCGATTACTGCGGTTATGGCTATCATCGGGAGGAAAGACATAAACGCCGCTTTCATCGAAGCCGCTGCGCTTACTGCCGTGGCTTTCATTCCCCGCCACGCTGTGCCCCAAGCTGTTGCGCTGGCCGTTGCACTTGCCTGCTCTGTTGCGGCTATTTTTATAGCGTTTAACTTGCGTTGAGCTGCAAAGTTTTGCGCTAATGCTCTGCGCTTTGCCATCGTTTGCTCTTCCAACCTTACACGCTCTTGCGCTGTGGCGGTTTCGAGTGCTCGCTCTCTTAACGCTATGCCCCTCTTTAACTCGAGTGCTTGTTGCTCTAAAATAGCTATTTTTGCCGTTGCCGTCTGCACACTTGTAACGCTCGACGCTGCTGCGGTTGCGGCCGCTGCTTTCCAACCCCGCCAAACGCCCACAAGTTTAGAAGTGGCGAACGCTGCGGCAATTTGAACCGCTATTTTTGTAAGGTTGTCTTTTATATAATTAAGCCCGCCTATAACTGCGTTCAAAAATCCAACGACACCGCCCTCGCTTTTCTTGAAAATTGAAATCATCACGCTCTCCCATGTCGACTTCAATGTGTGCAAAGCGTTCATATATTTGCCCGTCGACTGCTCGAACATACGAGCGTTTTCGCCTTGACTATCCTTAAGCGTTGTAGAGAGCTCTGAGAGCTTATCGACGTTATTAATTAAAGCGGCTGCTTTTGGTGCTGCAAGCTTTCCAAAAACCGAAACGAGATCGCCAATGCTATTGCCTATACCGCTGTCTTTCAACTTCTGTAAGCTTTTGACTAACCCGTCATTTTTGAGCGTCGTTTCGTTCAAATTAACCCCATAGCGTTTAAGGGTTTTTGCTGCTTCTGAGCTTTGCGAAGATATAGCGATAAGCATTTGCTTAACGCCTGTACCCGCATCGCTGCCTTTAAAACCGACGTTCGCTAAAGTTCCTAACGCTGCGTTAGTTTCCTCTATTCCAATTTTTGCCGTTGTGGCAATCGGTGCGGCAATTTTTAAAGCCTCAGCCAAATCTGAAACGTTAGTCGCTGAATGTGCAGCGGTGCTACTTAAAACGTCGTTGATATTCCCTAAATCAGAAACCTCTTTGCCAAAGCCATTCATTACGTTAGTTGCAATGTCTGCCGCCTCAGCTAACTCTATTGTATTAGCTTGCGCAAACTCTAGCGTTTTGCCTACTGCCTTAGCTGCGTCTAAAGGCTTTAAGCCGTTACGCACTAAGTTCTCGAGGGCGTTAGCCGCATCCGTTGCGCTGTATTTCGTCGTTGCGCCTAGCCTTTGAGCCTCGTCTTCCATTGCTTTAAATTCGCTCTTTGTAGCGTTGCTCACTGCCCGCACTCTAGCCATCGCATCCTCGAACTTTCCGCCCGCCTCGAGGGCTTCACGACCAAACGAGAAAGCACCAAAAGACAAACCTAAAGAACCTAACGTCGAAGTTATTTTGCTAGTTAGATTTTTTACTATATTTTGAGCCTCTGCCGCACCTTTTTTAACGCCATCGGTTAAAAGATTTAAGGCTATTGCAAAAGATAATTTACCCATTTTGTTTAATCCTTTTTATAGTTTAAAATTTCTGCCGCCATTCGCTTTTCTTCGTCGGTAATAGTGTTGTCCTCCTTCGGTTTATTTGCCTCCCAAGGAAATTCGATTAAGTCCCTCATCGTGGTTTTTTTTTCAAGATGAGGCGAAAGCTGTATAAAATTCCAAAAGCGTTGTAACTCCATTTGCTCACGAGTGCGTTTTTCTAAAGCCTCAACTAAAAAACCAACCTCGTAAAGTTCGCATTCGTTCATTAAATAGGAGAGATTAACCCCCGAAAGGGCCAAACGCCCGACGATGTCTTTAACGAAAATCTCCTTTTGCTCTTTGCTTTTGCCTTCTACCTTTTCAACTTCTGAAAGGGTTTCACGAAATTGCGCTAAATAAAGCAGCTCTTTGCCTATATATTCGAAAGCCTCACCTATTAAATCGGGGTTCTCCTTCGTTAATTTTAGCGCCTTTTCGAACGACATTTGCGCCTTTTCGCCCCTCGATTTTAAGCAATAGGAGAGGGCTATAACGTCGTCTAAATTTTCAGCGTCGAAGGAGTTAAAAGAGTGTTTTCTAAGCAACTCGAATTCGATTATTTTTTTAAGTGTAATTCTCATTTTTAAGGGTTTGATTTAATAAAAAAGTGGAGATTTTCACAAACCCCCACGCAAAAAAAATACTAAACAAAAAAAACTAAATAATAAGTAAAGATGAAACAATAAAACTACATTATATATGAATTATGGCATTTAATCCTTTATTCCTTTGTATTTTTAAGGCGTTACGAATGTTAATTCGCCTGTGCCTTTTCCACTCATTGAGAATTTAGCGAGGGAGCCTGCCTCTGAGCTAAGCTCAAGAGATTCCACATTTACAGAGCCTTTAAAATAAGGCTTTGTATCGTCTTTGTCGAACGAATAGCCGTCGGCTTCATTGCCTGCCTTCACTGCATCACCGAAGCGAAACTCTAAGGGCTCCATGTTATTGATAGCCTTCATGAAATTACCGTAAGAAGCTGTATCAGCTTTATCGGTTAGAAGGCCTTCGGTTGAGATGCTGAAAGATTTTTTAGAAATAAAACCGCTCTCCCAATCGCCACTCATTTTGTTTGTAGTGTCGGTAATTTCTCCGTTGATGGTTAAAGATGCGTTTGTGGCGAAAGCCACTGGCTTACCTCCTAAAAAAATGAAGAGTTGGCCTTTTTTAATATCTCTGTTTGAGGCATATTTGCCTGCTGCTGTTGGTGCTGCTGGTGATCCCATTAATTTAAAATTTTAAAGTTACTATATATATAATAAGGTTTAGCTGTTTTAGGTAGCAAATAAATTTGCATAGGTGTTTTATTTTTCGTAACTTTGCAATGGCCTATTTTCATAGATAGGTTGTGAAGTTTATTTTATAGCGGTGGTATTTTTATAAATATCGCCGCTTTTATTTTGTCTTTTTGCGCTCAATTGTTAAATTATAGTTAAATTCTTGTTTTTCTTAAAATTCTTGATTAAATAATTTGTATAATCAAGGTTTAAGCACTATCTTTGCAATGTAAAATAAAACAAATAACAAACAAAATAAACTTTACAACTATGGTAGGACAAGCACTTTTAATCAAAGAAACAGAAAAAGCAATTTATGTAGAAATGCTAATCATGAAGCCAAGCGCAGAGGGCTATGTACGTTTTAAAGCATGGTTGCCAAAATCTCAAATTATCATCACCCACAGAGAAGGAGATTTAATCGACATCGACACAGACGGAAAAAACTGGGTTATCGAAAATAAGCTAAGAGATTATTTAAATTATATGATAGCGCAAGGTAACGAAAGATTAGCAAAAGAGTTTGATATGTTTTTGAACTGCCCACAATTAGCAAGCCATATTAATTCGTTTGGTTGGTGGGCAAAGAAATAATAACTTTAAATTAGAATGACATGCAAGATATAAAAAATAACGGACACGGAGGTAAGAGAGAGGGGGCAGGACGAAAGTTCGCCCCCAAAGAAGAAAAGAAATACTCACTACAAGTATATTTAACAAAAGAAGAACTCGAAATTATCGATAAGTTAGCAGAAGAAAAACAAGTTAGAAGGAGCGCTTTAGCTCGTGAAATCCTTATAAATGCACTTCGATTTGTTAAATTATAGTTAAAAGCAAAAATAATGGAAAGATTTTGATTAAACAATTTGCGTAATCAAGATAAATACACTACCTTTGTAGTGTAATAATAAATCAAATATTAATAAATAAAACTTCACAACTATGACAACAATTAAATTTAACGAATTTGTAGAAAACAATTTCAATGCAAACAGAATTGAAGAATTAAGAAACGGAACTTCAATTCTTACAGGTTTCAAAAACTTCAAAGAAATTGAAGAGCTTGCGAGAGAGTTCAAAGATGATGAAACATTCATCGAAGTTGCAGAATTCGAAAACGGCAAGAACATCGGCAAAGCTTTTGGAGCCTTCCCACTTTACACAAAAGCACTTAACGGAGAGTTCTGCAACGGTGCTCACATCGACGAAGTTAGCGAGGAGAAATTCTCTGTAACTTATGAAGGTTGCGACGAACCTTTCGCAATCTACGATAAAAATAGCGTTGATTATGAATTCGACGGCACAACTCACGAAATAGGAATCGTTTTTAAGACATTAGAGTATTAAACAAAAAAGAGGGGTTTTCACCCCTCTTATTCCAATCAAAAATAAAGCAAATGGAACGATATTTATTGCAAAAATCAAAGGAGTTAGCAAATTGGTATGTCGCTACTGACACCCTTGCGGGGATTGTCGTTAAATTCGAAAAAGGTAAGTTTAACAAAACCCAAAAAGCAACGATGTTAGAGGAGTTAAATTTTCACAGTAGCACGCCTACAAGGTTAGCAACTGCAATGAAGGAGTTAACCGAATGGCTAATCGAAAACCATTCAGATATTTTACAAGATTAAAAAAAACAGAACAGAAAAGAGGGGCTTTCACCCCTCTTATCCGTTTAGCGCTAAAGATGAAAGTTCAAAAGTTAGCGTTTGGACGTATTTCGTAACGCCCGAATCTCCCCATCCTGTTATCGTTTCCTCGCCGTCAACGAAAACAACGCTAGGGCAAAAATCCGCATCTCGCAAAATGCTTCTTACACGTTCTAAAATTTCCAACCCTTTTGTATATTCTGTGGAAATAACATTGAGCAAAATAGTCGCTATTTCTTCGTGTGTAAGCATGTTGTTTCGATTCTCTTTATATTCTTGACGAGCTAAAACGATAAAGTCCCCGTTAGTGTCGAGGGGTGCAGCAATTGGGAAAATATTGCCTCTAACGAGTTTTTTTAACCTATCATCTTTTGATAATAACTCGTACACTGTTGTAGTTGCTGAAAGTGCGCTATACATAAGCTAAGATTTTAATTGTATTTTGCATATAATTCCGCTGAGGCTTTCTTTATTCCTTCCGCAACTAGCCTCAACGCAGCGGGCGTGTCTTCGTTTTTCGTCCTCGTCCAAAATCGTTTCAGAGAAGGCATTGCGCCCGTCTTTTTTCCTGTTGAAGTTATACGAGGCTTTGAGCCTTCGTCTGCGGTGCGGACTTTTATGCCCTCCCTTTTGGGGTCTTTTGCCTTTTTTGGAACGACGAAACCAACCAAAACGCCGCTTTTCCGCTTTTTGAGTTTCACCGAAAACGCTCTTAACATGTTTCCGCTAACGCCTTGCGGGCGTTTCATTGCCGCCCTTAAGCGTCTTTTTCCGCCCTCTTTTAAAAGCTTTCCGCCTGCCTTTAGCCCGCTTTCGATAGCTCTCTCTTTGCCTATTTTAGGCAACCCCGAGAGAAATTGCTGAACGTGCTCAAAGCCTTGAACGCCTACCAAACTGGAGAGTTTTTCCTCTTTTCTCTTGCTCATAGATTTTGTTTTTTGCCCGTAATTACGAGGGTTTGGTCCTGCGGTTTTTCGTCGATATTTACGATTTGGTAAAATTCATTTTGATACAAAAAAGTCAACTCCGAAGTTATTGATTTGCTCTTTCGAACTTGCAAGTTAACTGTACTTCTTTGAAATTCTTCAAACGAATTTACCCCCATATCTCCGCTAAAAGCTTTTAGCCTGTGGCACCTAGTTCGAAGCACGCAAAGCCTTGCGGGTGTCGATTTTTCAAACCCGTTTGCCTTCTTTTGGGTTTTATAAAATTGAACCCATTCACGCAAAAGTCCTGCTCTCATTCTATCGATATTTTATGTAGGGTTGAAGCAAGAAGCCAACAGAATAGGGGACAACGTGCGGAGCTGTGTAGCTCACTGGCTCACGATTTGAGTACAACCCTGCGGCAATTAATAACACTGAGACGAGCAAAGGAGAGGGCAAAACCCCTTCTACTTCCAACCCCTGCAAAGGCTGTTGTATGTAGTTTTCTACACTTTGCTCGGCAGCCATTAGCAACGCTTCTAAATAGCTGTCATCGTCTGAAAAGTCGATATTAAGCTGCTTTTTAATTTGCGCTAGCGTTGCATATCTTGGCAAATTTATTCTACTTTTCCCGTTTTCGAAAAAAGTAGAGGGACGTCCGAAAATTCGAACCGCCCCTCCGACCTTAAAAATAAACACTAAAGTACTATGATTAAAGAAGATAATTACTAATTATTCTTTAGGCTTGCTTAAGCAAACCGAACGCCTCTTTTCTGAGTGCCAACATGTCGCAATCGACGTTCAACACGCACTCAATTACGTTTTTGCGGAGCACGGCTGCCGAACTTGTATCAACGCCCAAAACCATATCACCGAAGAAGCCTAAAAGGTTATAGCTGAAAATTCCGTAACCTATCTCGGTGTCTTTGAGGTCGTTGGTGACATATACAGGGGTGCCGTCTATTCGGCCGTTTTCGTCCACGCACATACGTCCTGAGCCTGCGTCTACTGGAGTGCCCTTAAGCTTGTAATACATAGCGGTAGACATAACGAAAGCACTTGTACCGTCTAATTGAACGCCTGTTGCTTCGACACCTGCTTTAAGCCCTAGCAAATCGGCATAAGTAACGCCTTTTGCCGCTGTGAAGGTCTTTGTCGTGCCAGGTTGAACGAAAACACCCGTCGGAGTTTTGCCCGCTGTGCCTAACTGTGTTGTGCTGAACATGGTTTTATTAAGCGTTCTTTGAGTTGCTAAATTCATTTGCTTAAGCACGATTTCAGCAATTTTGCCCGCACTTTGGTTAATTGCTCTGCGTGAAATTGAAAAAGCAATGCTCAAACGCTTAGGATTTGGCGAAATATGGCTAATATTTAGCTTTGAATCGCCTACCTCTGCATTTTCGTCCTCCCAAGAAGCCTCAGCGCTTCCAATCACAGGGAAATTCCACATACCTTCAATACCATGTTGAATGTTGGTGCCTACCTTGTCGAAAATAAGGCCTTTTTCGAGTGGCTCGATGAGGTCTTTAATCGTTACAGGTTGCACCGAAGCAACTGAGGCAGTGTCTTGCAAGTTCGCACGGGCTTCTAAACTTGCGGGGATTCGCAAACCTTCTGCCGCTCTCAACTCTGCAAATTCTTCGGGAACACCGTTGCCGCCTAAGAATGAGCGCAAGACCTCACCGAAAGCGTTTACGGTTACGCCTGTTGTAGGTTCGTTCGATTGAGCATTTTGGAGCATTACAGTGTTACGGAGTTGCAAAAGCTGTAACTCGCTTTCAAGGCCTGAACGCTCTTCTTTTTCTGCGTCGGTCAAAGCTCTTTTTTCTGTTTCAAGAGCGTTTGCAAGTTCTTCGAATCTTGCACGAATTTCTGAAATACGTTGCGCATTCTCTCTAAATTGCTTGCGCTCGTTTTGGTTTAAGTTGGTGAACATTTTTAATCTAATATTAAAATAAAAAATAACAAACTATGAAATTATAAGTTAGAGCGCAATTGCGCAATTTCTTCTCTTATTTGCTCGGTTTTTCTTAACTCCTCTTCGCTAGGTTGCTGAGGCTCTTTTGTAAAAACGCTAGGTTGTGAACGTTGCATAATTTCGCCTAGTTCTTTGGCTGCTTCGTCGTTCGAGCGAGCGCCCACCGAAGTGCCTAAATAGGCGGGATTTGCGACCATTGAAACGTCGTACAATCCTGAAAAACGCCTAATTGTGCGAACTATCGTGTCACCTTCTTGCGAATATTTTACGCTATTTTCGTCGGTTTCGTCTGTCGTAAAAGCAAAAGAACTTCCGAAAATATCACCCCTTTCTATCATCTCAAGGGCGTAATTTCCGTCGGCTGTGTTAGGCGCAACAAAACGGTATTTTAATCCTTTTGCGTCTATTTCCAAAGTTAGGGAGCCTTTGTCAAATCGTGAACGTGCGAGCATTCGCTTGCGGTCGTGTTCCAGGCACGCAATAACGTCCGAACTTCTTAAAAGTTCTTCGTTAACTGCCTCGGGGGCGATGACCTCGACGACGTCGCCCGTTGCGCCACGCCACAAGACTTCTGAACGTTGATTAAAGACTATTGCATAGCCTTCCACTGTGCGAGAATCTCCCTCAGTTCTCACCGAGGGGGACTCTGCAAAATTTCTAAACTGTATTTTTTTATCAACCATTAAAGAACATCTATTTATAATTATTCGTTTTCGCCCGTTTTAGGTAGCACGTTTTTTACCTCCGTCGGCTCTCCCTTTATTTTTGCGCTGTCGAGTGGGGCGACGTTGCAAGAAACCAAAGGGGTGTCGCCTCCTTCGACGGGTTCTTTTCCTTCTTTTCGTCGCCATTCGTTCACCGTATAAAGGCCTGTTTGTATCGTCTTTTCGATATATTCGGATTTCGTTTTTAGGTCTGTTTGATAATAGTCGTCGAGACTGAATTGTATTTTTTGCAAGTTCTGCAACCTCTCGGGGATTAGCTTAACGGTGAACTCTAGTTCTATCCTTTTGAGCAAAGGCGCAAGGGTGTCAGTTAAAAAGGCTGTTTGAGAGTTCTCCGAAGCCTTATAATTTGAGGTTTCGCTCATAAAGACCTTGTCGGGGTGAACTCCAAAAAAGCGACAAATCTCTAATATATTTAAGTTTTTAGACTCCAATATTTTTAAGTCTGCGGGGGATAGCTGCATTTGAGTGTAGCGCATCGTACCAGGTAAAAACATTATTCTTTTACCGCTAAACATCTCCGCTTCTATTCTCTTCGAAACGTCATCGAGTTGCTCATCTTGCGGAGCTCCGAAGCCTTTCGTTAATGTGTCGTCGCCCGAGATTAATCCTCTCGGGGTACTGCCCTTTGCGAATGTGTCGGCTTGCTGCCTGTCGGCACTTTGCCCAATTTTCAAAATTTGAGAAGCAAAATAAATGGTCGAAACGCCTGTATAACCTCCGTCCAAACTGACGTTTTTAATATGGATAATTTCGTCACTTCCGTAAATTCCTACAATTCCGTTCAAAGTGTCGCTAACGTTATACTTGTCGTTCAAAACGTCATAGCTCACCGAACCAGGCGAAAGCAAGACTAATTCTTTCAGTCCCGCATCTTCGTAAACGGGCAAAACATAGCCGTTGCCGTGCAAGAGCGTTATACTCACGAGGTTCTTCATGAAATCGAAAGTGTTTAAACGCTTATTTGGTTTTAGAGTGAGAAGATTATAGAGCTTACTAAAATTATCAATCTTGAAAAAGCCCTTAACCTTATTGCCTTGCCAACGTCTCGGGGTCAAAGCCAAAGACGCAACTGTGCCCGAAACTATATCAACACATCTAAATACGGCGGCGATTTTCATTCCGAAGTCATTTACATTTTCCTCGCCTCCCCAGGCGTCGCCAACTGTTACGACATTGCTACTTCTGTGTTGAGGCTTCGAACCGTTCGAACTTCTGAAAAAGTTCTTTATATTATCTATCAATTTCATAACGTTATATTTTTAACTTACTTTTCTTTCATAATCGTTGAACTCTTTCAAGCTCATTAGCATTGTGATAACTCCGTCTATCTTCAAGTAGCGGCTTCGCTTTATTGGCTTTTTATTCTCGAGCTTGTCCTCGTCTAAAACGGCATTATCAAAGCAAAAATAATTTATTGGATTAGGGTTAATCGTTAAAGCAAATTTTCTCGTCGCATATTCCCACGACTCGACGGGCGAGGTGAAACTCGCATAAGTCTGTTTTATAGGTTGCATGACTTTTGCCGCTCCGCTTGCACCCATCAAGTTTACAAAGTCTAAACTCTTATAGCTGTCGTAACCTATTTGCAATATTAGAAGGTTTTTATTTCTTGCGATAATATCGCCCGCAATTTGCGAATAGTCGATAACATTGCCTTTCGTTAAGTTCAAATGTCCTTCTGCCGCCCATTTTCTGTATAACTCCTCGTTGCGGTGTCCGTTTAAACACTCTTCGGGGAAATAATAGTCTGTATGAAAGTGGAACTTTTTTTTATCCGAAAAATATAGCCCATAGGTGACGGCTGAAAAGTCATCTTTCACAGACAAGTCGACGGCTACCATTGTAGAAACCCGTTTGCCTATTTTGTCGATGTCGATATTTTGAGCGTGCATCTTCATTTCTTCACCTGTCAACCACGGCTCTAAATTCGAAGGTACGAAGATATTTAAAAGCTTTGTTCTAAAGGTTTTCATATCTTCTTTCGAAATGAGTGCTTTTTGCCACTCGTTTTCATAGAATTCGGGTTGCACGGTGACGCCTAGGTGAGGCTGCACCTTCTTCCAAACTTCGGGACTTCCTTCGTCGTCGCCCTCGTCGGGCATAAACAAGTGAGCGAAAATTCTGTCGTTTTCTATTTCTCCCAAAAGCACACGCTTATAATTTTCAAGCATTTCAACGAATGGCGATTCGCTTTTGTCCGACGCGGTCGTTATAGTCACGACCAAAGGATCGAGCCTCGCGCCCATAGAACTTGTTAATACGTTTTTCAGTTCTGCGCTATCAGCCTGCGAGTACTCATCTAAAATAACTAAAGAGGCATTCAACCCGTCTAACTTATCAGCCGAAGACGAAAGACATTGAACGCTTGAGGACCTCTCTAAGTTTCCTATTATCTCGATTTTCTCTCGGTTTAGTTTGAACATCTTTAAACCAGGGTCGAGACCTCGCAAAATCGCCTTTATTTCCTTGAAACAGATTTGTGCTTGATAGTAGCTATTTGCTGCGGTGTAAACTTCGGCGTTTGAATCACCGAAGAGCAAATCGTAAACCGCCAAAGATGCAACTGAGGTAGTCTTCGAAAATTTACGAGGAACGAACAACAACGCCTCACGGGTTAGACGTCTACCGCTCTCCATGTAAAAACCCATTATGTTTGCAAACTGAAAAACTTGAACGGGCGTTAACTTATAACTTTGTCTGCCATTCAAGCCCGAGAACTTTAAACACTCATAGAATTTTATAAAGAGCTGCACCTCGTTAGGTCTAAATTCGTATTTGTCTAAAAAAGCGAAGAAGCGCACAACCGCAAGAACCTCGAAGAGATTATGTCGTTCAGGGTTTTTGCAAACCTCTGTAACATATTCCTCGAGGCGGGGGTCTATCTTTTTCAGCTTATAGCTTTTAATGCCTTTGGCTAAAATTTGATTTACCGCCCTTTCTTTTAGTTGTGTGCTTTCTTCGGGGGACAATATTTAAAGTATAAAGGAGGTGTATAGTTAAGGGCTTATATCAAAAATAAAAGCCTTATTTTGCTTTTTTGCTGTTTTTCTTTCCGCCAAGTTCGGCAATTAACCCCGCAAGGTTGTTCTCTTCGGGATTTGCTATTACCTCATCAGCGGATAGCGAAGTTAGTTTCAGTTCTCGCAAATACTTACGAACTGCTTCGGCTTGTTTCACCTGCATATCGAAAAGCGGGTTAGGTTTGTGGCGGGCTTCGCCTCCGTCCGTTCGTTCGATTAATAATAATTCATCGTCCTTAAGCTCTTCTACAATTCTTGCGTATTGCTTCATTGTAGTCGCACACATATGTATGGCGAGCTCTAACTCTTCTTTATAAGTTCCTAAAAGTTTGAGCGAGCCTCGAATCGCATCGGCGAACTTGTCGACGTCCATTGTTGCATACTGCGCATTTTTCTTCTTTTTTATAGTTGTCATTTCGTGAAACTCTCTTTTATAATATACCTTTCAAAACGGGTTTAGGGTACCAAAGGGCAACCCAGTTGCGAAAAAATACCCCGTAAATGTTCGAAGGGGGCTGATTGGGTTTAGGGCATACCCCTCAAACCTAAAAAAGTACCCCCCCCTTTAACTTTTCAATCTTTCAAAACTGACACCCCTAAAACCTTCTTTTGCTCCTGGAGGGAGACAAACCAATGGAACTATAAGGCAAAAAAAATACTGTTCCTTTGTTCCCCTGTGATTATCAGCGAGTTAAAGCACGTGGGACAAGTGGAACAACAAAAACCTATAAAGTTATAAACACGTATTTTATAAATTTCCATTTTAACACTATGTTAAATACCTATATTTCTAAAAGTGTTATTTTTTAAATCCATAAGGTTTTTATTGTTCCTATTGTTCCAACCTTTGTAACTTGTTGGGCTTTATAGTAATTGCAAGGAACAATAAAATAAAAATTATCGTTCCAATCGTTCCGCCTGTTCCTCCCTTTTTGCTAAATCCTTTCAAATCATTACAAATTAGGTGCGTTTTACTTCTAAAATGTAATAAAGATATTTTTACGTTTGTTTGCAGTTTGTTAACACTGTTGTTAACCATTGACGTTGTGTTAATGCGGTGTTGGTCTTTAACAATTAGGCGCGTATAAATTTGTTAAACATCAAAAGCTATCGAATAAAGTAAAACGTAAAAGTTAAAACTATTGCCACGCCTGTAAAAATGGTATTTGATTTTGTTTGACTCGTGGGGTCTGTTTTAACGTTTAGTCTAAGTATGATCTTATAAACCTTTCCGTCATTCTTTTGTTATTGTTCCGCTGTGCCTCCTTTGAATGAGACGATAGCTCCTTATGTATTTGCGTGTGACAATCCGAGCACAATGCCATTAGGTTTGTAGGGTTGTAGGCTCTTGCCCTCATGGCGTCTAATGTCGTTGCCCATTCGATAGGGTTAACGTGGTGAACGTCTGTTGCGGGTGTATATTTTCCCGTCTCTTTGCATCTTTCACAAAGGGGGTGCTGCTGTAAATAGCAAAAGCGCAACCTTCTCCAGGTTACGCTATTAAGTAATTTACGATAGTGTGGGTTACTTCGTTTATAGTTCATAATATTATCTTTCGTTTCGTGTTCTAATGCTGTGAGCAAATTGCTCGCCTTGTGGTATCATCTCGTGGTCCTCCACGCAATGAAAACCGAGTTCTCGAGTTAGCTCGAATAGGTCTAGCTCTTCGCCTGGTGCTGCGTCTCGCTCATCTACGAAACGGCCTTTCCACCCGTATTTTCGAAGTCGAAGGCTTGCTAACTTCCGTAAGGCCTTGAGGCTATCTTCTTTAAGTGTGAAAAGGTTTGCAATCTCGATAGGCATTTCTTCAGCTATACAACCTCGTTCAGCGTCGTAAGCTCTTAGAAAAGCATAGACTAAATAATATAAAAGAGAGTAGAGTGATTTGAAATGGTATTGCTCGGCTATCTCCTTTAATTTGTTGTAGTCCCTTTCGGTGATTCTCGCTTTTAGCTGTCTTGATAATTTGGCTTCTTTGCTTTTGCTCATGTCTATAAGTTTTTAGAATGTTATAAATATCGGTTAATTCTTGCTTTGACTGCTTGCATTAAACTCTCTTGTGTTTTATCTTTTTTACGGAGAGAGACAATCACCTCCTCGTCGATTGTCAATTTACTAATAAGGTGATAAATCTTTACGGGTTTTGTTTGTCCTTGGCGGTGAAGTCTTGCGTTAGCTTGTTGGTAGAGCTCTAAAGACCAAGTTAGCCCATACCAAACGATGATATTACCTCCGTGTTGAAGGTTGAGGCCGTGTCCTACACTTGCGGGGTGTGCGATTGCTATATCTATCTCGCCTTTATTCCACGCCTCTATCGTGTCGGGGCCGTCGAGCTTTACAACCTTTAAGCCCTTGAAGTGTTCTATAATTCTGCGCTCTTCGTGCTTGAAAGCGTAAAAGAGTAGTATAGGCTCCCCGTTTGCAGCCTCGACAATATCCTCGAGGGCTTCGAGTTTTTTAGAGTGGATTAGGTGAGCGTTGCGCTCCTCGTCGTAAACGGCTCCGCCACTAAATTGCAGTAGCTTATTAGAGAGAGCTGCTGCCGACGCGGCTGTTATCGTTTCGCTATCGTCCGCAAATAACTCGAGAACGCAATCACGTTCGAACTTATCGTAAGACTTTTTAAACTTGCCTAGGTCCACTTTCTCAAAATAGTCTAAGCGTTTAGGTAATTGCAAATAGTCTTCTGCTTTCATTGAAATACAAATATCACTTATTAGGCTATTTATCTTATTTTGAGAACCCTCTCTCAAGTCATAACGAAAGACGATGTCGCCTCTACCTATCGAAGAGAAATAAGTCTCTCTATATCTTGTAATGAACTTGCCTAAGCGTTCGCCCATGTCTATGAGATACATTTGCGCCCATAAATCGATATAGCCGTTAGGTGCTGGCGTGCCTGTTAGTCCTACAACTCGAGAGATAAAAGGGCGAACGGATTTTAACGCCTTCCACCGTGTGGACTTCGAAGACTTGAAAGACGAGAGCTCATCAATTACAACCATGTCGAAAAAACGATTATGAAATAAATATCCATGAGTAGCGACTAACCAGGCTACATTCTCACGATTTATTATGTAAATATCTGCGTTTGCGGCTAACGCCTCATTGCGCTTTTTCTCACTGCCTAATACTTTCGATATTTTTAGGCCTTTTAGGTGCTCCCATTTTTCGCATTCGTCGCCCCATGTATTTTCAGCCACTCGAAGGGGCGCTATTACTAAAACTTTCACAACCTCAAAAGAGTAGTTAATTAGTCGATTAATAGCGGTGAGGGTTGTTATGGTTTTGCCGAGCCCGCAATCGAGGAAAAGCCCGCAACCCATATTATCGATTATATGTTCTACGGCTGTTTTTTGATAGCCGTGCAAATTACTTTCGTTCATCTGTTATAAAAGTTATTATGTTTTCAATGTCTTGCGGGGTGTAGACTACAAAAGTTTTTGCCCCTAAATTCTCGAGTTTCTTAATTTCTACAACTTGCCTCGGTGAGAGTCTGCCGCCTGTGCTTTTTATTTCCGCAAAGCAAAAACGACCTTTAAAAATTACTAACCTGTCGGGCACTCCTGTGCAATTGGGCGAAGTAAATTTGTACGCCTTACCGCCTATTTCTTTAAGTCGTTTTTGCAAATTGCGTTCGAGTACTTTTTCGCTGTGAATTATTTTAGCCCCCATAATTCTAGCCCGTTTGTTCCACGTCTTTTGCAGAAGATTCCGAACTCTTCGAAGTGCGTTTCAAAGCGAAGGGCAACTCCGTTTAATATTTTGTAGTACTGAAAGAAGGCCGAACGTCTAACGATTAGACGGCAAAGCGCCTTCATATCTTCGCAACGTTTAACGAGGGCTTTTGTGTAGTTGAAAGCGTCTTCGACACCTTCGTATCCCCTCGCTTTTTTACAATCTCTATTATCTCGCAAATATGTAATTGATTTTACAATTTCCTTGCGTAATTTCTTAAATTCTCTCTCTGTCATAGTTATTAAAAAATATCCTCGTTAGCTGTCATGTAAGTTGTGTAGGCTGGCTTTGGCTCTTTTTCTATTCGCTCGTATGTGCGTTGTTTGCCGTAAATACTACCACGAATATTACCTACATATCGCCATCCGCTCATCTTCTTTAAGATAGCGTTAACCGCTCTCGTCTTGTATCGGGTTTTGTCGTCAATCCTTTCGCCAAAGCATTCGCTAAGAATCTCTACCGCCGTTATTCGAGTGCGTTGTATACTTGCTTCTTCTCTTAACGTGTCGCCTTCTTGTAAAAACCAAATACGGCGTTCTGTGATTGTCTTTTCCTCCCACGATTGGGGCAAACGCTTTTCGAGGAACTCCTCGATGAGGCCCTCACGTTCGTCGACTTCTTCGTGTTCTTTTTGGCGACTGCGTGCTTTTTGCTCGAGTTCTTTAGGTAGATAAAGCTCTTCGCCCTCGTCGTAATATTTTTTAGCCTCCGCCCAAATTTGCAAAACTTCTTCGCTTGTAAGGTCTGTGTACATACTTTTCGAGGGTAGTTTTTCGCCTACGTTGATAATCCAAAAACGACGATTACCTGTATCACCTTTTAAAAAGTTGTACTCGTTAGTCGTTGCGAAAAATACACATTGGCGTGGGAATATTTCAACCTTTCGCCCATAAGCGGGTCTAAACTGGTCCTCGCACTTAGATATAAAAGCCTTCATCGTTTCGACGTCTGCTTTCTTATATACAGAAAGCTCTCCGAGTTCTATGAGCCACGCTCTTTGTAGTTGCTCCATGCCTTTCTGCCCTTCAACTCCTATAAAAGAGTCGCTAAACCATTTGCCGCCTAACTTTGCTAATATTGTGGATTTTCCTATACCTTCCGAACCTACGAGAGTTAAAACATAATCGAATTTTACTCCAGGATCGAAGGCACGAGCAACGCAAGCGACGAACGCCTTGCGGGTTATTGCTCTGTTTAATTCGCTATCTTCTGCGCCTAGATAATCTATCAAAAGAGTTTCAACTCGTTTTTTGCCGTCCCATTTAGCCGTATTAATAAACTCCTGTATAGGGTGGAAAGAGTGCTTAAGCATCACCATATCGAAGGCGTCTTGTGTGTTTTGGATAGACGCTTTTAAGTTGTAGGGGTTTCCGTTTAGATAGTTGCGTAAGCAAGCGTCGTCGGTGTTCGTCCAAAAGCTTTCGTAATAGTTTTTAATCTTTCGCCATGGTAGACTTCCATTTACGCAAGCCTGGTTAGCAAATAAATCAAATCTTATTTTGCCCTTTAATAGTGGGTCTCTTTCGATAATTGTACGATAGTTCTTAAGCGTTGGTAGGACTATTCCTCTGTCGCTTACTTCCAACTGCGTTAAAAGTTCCGCTCTGTCTTTCGCAATGCTTTTAGGCTTTTCCTCGCTTTGCTCTTGTGGGGTTTCTTCGCTAAACTCTTGCGCTGCGGCTTCGGCTAATTCTTCTTGCTCGGCAGCTCTTTCTGCCGCCCATGCCGCTTTCACGTTTTCGTCGCTTTTGCAGAGTTCCGCCATAGCTTTAAACGAGGGTTTGTCTGTCGCCTTCGTTGTTTCGCTCGCCTCATCGTCTCGAGTTCCGAAAAGATGAACTCTAACGAGGTCGAAGGCGTTGCGGAGATGTCCGCTTGCGGGGTCGGTGCTGTGGTTTGAAAAAGCAAAAAGCCCATTTTCGTAAACTACTAAGCCATTAGAAGTAGAGCCTTTTAAATAGGTATAGCGTGTAGAGCTTTCTTGTTTATATATTTCAGAGAGAAAAGCGTCAATTGCTTCGCCTATTGTGTAAGTGCGGCAAAATACGCCTACCCATCCGTCTTTCTTAAGTGGGTTTTCTTGCTTGCTTACTTCTCTTTTTATTTCTGCGGGAACTCGTGACGAGTAAGCCCACTCGGAGCGGTCTTGCCACCTTCTGTAATTCTCTTTTAGGATTGCTTTGCCGTCTAGCCATTGGCCATCTTGATACTCGAAAATATATTCACCATCTGAAGGGGTAGAGGGGAAATACATAAACCTAGCGGGCTGAAAGGTAGTGTCGTCGAATTGATTAATACCGCAACAACTTGCAATATATCTAGATATTGCCTCATATTCTTCGGGCGTTACTTCTTCCTTCAAAGGTATTAAAAGCCTTAAGCGAGGTTTTTCTGCTGTATGCTTGTGAGTGGAGTAAACGGCTGCGGCACAATCGAAAAGCATGCAAAAGTTCTCCCACAAATCCCCTTTGCCCTCGTCGATGTCTAGCGTAATTAACTGACGAGCTAAAACGCTGTTATTGCCTCTTTTCCCGCCTATCAAATAACCCCCAAAGAATCCGCCAACGTCTTTAATATTGTCTTGCTCGTTCTTCTTTAAGGCTAAAAACTGCTTAATCGTTTCGCCCGTTCTTGTGGTTTTTTGAAGTTTATTCAAAAGCTCTTGCCAGGTCGTTTCGCCATTTCTCCAAGTCTTAGTAAATCGAGTTGCAGCGGTTGCAATTTGCAATTTGCCGTTATATTGTAATTCAATCATAGCTCTTTTAATCTTTTAAATAATAAGGGGTTGTATAACCTTCGCCTTTTAGGGGTAAATTGGGGGCAAAACTTATAGGCGTTGCAAATATTTTTTTAATCTCGCTTAAAGCCTTTGCGCTGTCACTTGCGGGAACTTCTGCGATAATTTCGTCATGAACGTGAAAGCTAATGTTATAGCCTTTTTCTACAACTCTTAAAATCGTTTCACCGAGACAATCTCGAGCAATTGCCTGCACAATGTTCTCGACTAACTTGCCTCCGTACGTTTCGGTTTCTTGCCATTGGCGTGTCGTTTGGTTTTGCGACATGTAGCAAATTTTATTATCAACTAGTTTTGCCAGTGGGTAGGAGAGCAAACGCCCAGAAGGTAGTTTAATTTGCAAAATGCTGCTAACTACTCTAAAGATTAAACCGCCTTGCTTTAGCTTGACAACCCTATTATATTGGATAGCTTCTTTAGCTGCTTTTTCGACGTCTCTCCATAGCTTTACGATGTTAGGCGATGCGTTTCGCCAACTGCTAACGATTTGGCTAATCTCGGGGTCGCTTAAGCCCATTCTGTCCGCCCCCATTATCTTAAGGGCGTTTGCTCCGCCTTCATAACCGAGAGCTAATTCAGCTATTTTGCCTTTTTGCCTTAATGGTGAGTCGTGCGTTATCGTTTTTTCGTCTACCCCGAACATTCTAGCGGCTGAGGCTTCGTAAATTCGCCCACTACCTTTGAAAATTTTTAATCGCCATTCTTCGCCTGCTAGCCATGCAATTACGCGAGCCTCGATTGCTGAAAAGTCGCACACGCAAAAAGTATAATTTTCTTTTGCTACGAAAGCCGTACGAATAAGTTGCGAAAGGATGTCCGCAACGTCTCCGAAGGTAAGCTCCAACATTTCAAAGTCGTTCTTTTTAACTAGCTCCCTCGCTAGTGCTAAATCTTTCGAGGAGTTTCGAGGTAGATTGTGAACTTGCACGATTCTGCCCGCCCATCGTCCTGTCTTTGCTCCGTAAAATTGCAGCAAGTCATGTAGCTTGTTACCCGAGCAAACTGCCTTTATCATTGCCTCGTATTTCTTTACCGAAGTCTTTGCACTCATCGCTCGAAGTTCTAAAACTCTTTGCACTTCTTTACTTGCGCCTTTTGCTAATTCTTTAGCGTCGTCTTTTGCTAGGCTTTGAATTGTTCTGCCTAATTTACTCGATAGCCATTGCTTTAGCTGTGTGGGTGAGTTAGGATTGTCGAGATTTGTTATTTCTTTCATCTCCTCGAAGATCTCATCTTGCGCCTCGTCGTTCATTTGTATAGCGTTCTTCGCTAATTCTATATCGACGCCCACGCCTTCGTCGTGCATCTTTTGGTCGAAGATGTACAACGCACGTTCGAAAGGTGTAACGGGGTTTAAGTTATCATTGCAAACCTTCCTTTGTATAGCGAGCTCCACTTCTACATCTCGAACGCAATAGCGTTTAAATGCTTCCCATTTCTCGGGGTCGTGTTGCGGTAGATTTCTCGTTCTGCCTCCGTTTACTTTCGTCGGTTTGCATGGAATTGAAAAATATCTTATTAGCTCTTTGCCCTCTTTTAGCTTCTTATTTTTTAGTTTTAAAACCTCTCCGCAATTATCAAGCGAGGCGGGCAAACCAAGCATTAACGCCCTCACTTGGGTGCATTGCCATTGCTCGGGGTCAAGGGTTTCGCCTAAATACTTACCTATGCACACACGTTCGAAAGCTGCGTTATAGGCTGTTTTAATTACGTTTTTATCTGTTATCGCTTTTAAAATCTTTTTGGGGATTTCTTCGCCTTGTGCTAGGTCTACTATTTGCACTTTGCCCCCGTCACAAGAATAAGCAAAAAGCAAAATTTCGAAGTTAGGCGTATCTGTATAATTATGTATTCCGTTTGTAATGTCTTTATCTGAGAATGTCTCGATGTCGATAGATAAAATTTTAATAGGTTCGTCGCTGTTTAAAATTCTATATCTTTCTATATCTCTTAAAACCTTATCAACTGCGTTCGTGAACTCGTAAGAAGTTGCAAAGAGATTGAAAGTTTTTTCAACTGCTTCGCCATTTTCTCCGCCTTCATAGGTATAGCGTTTTTCGGTGTGTACAAAACCTATCTTATTTTTTGTAACATTGCATAACGAACGTGCGCTAATGAATAACCTTTCGTCAACTTCTTGCAACATGGTAGGCTTTGCAAAATCAAAACCCGCAAGGATTAAAGCTTCTGTAAGGATTGCGAGCTCGTGGCAAATTGGATTACCAAAATCGAAGGAAGTTAAGAATACATTTTCAGCTATTTTAAAATAGGTGTCTCTGCTATACTTTAGTTCGAATTCTCTGAGGTTCATAAGGCAAAAGGATTTAAAAGCGTGAGGGGTCAAAGCCCCTCACTACATAGTTCATTAAAGAAAACAGTGGATTATTACTACTTATTAAAGTATCTCTTATTAAATTAAAACTTTAAATATTATTACTCTCTATTTTTTAGAACATGTCGTCGTCGTTAGTTGCGGGTAATTCCTCGTCGATTTCCATGTCGGAGAACTCTGCCTCTGCACTTGAGCGACCGCCTAAAGGCTCGCCGTCTGCAACTTTTAGAACGTTGTTCAGACCTGCGGCAATTCCTTTATTTCCTTTTTGATTGAAAGCGAAAAAGTTAACGCTAGCATAGACGTAGCAACCGCTATACATCTCATCTTCGTCCTCGAGGCTTTCGATGATATTTTGCTTTTTGCCGTCTACCACCTTTGTGCCTTTGAACACGCTAACGCCTGGCTTTGTTTTGCAAGATGCGTTAATGAAATAAGCACCTTTGTAGGCTTCATCTTCTGGGCGTTCTTCGTCGCCATCTCTCAAAGGAGTTTTAATTCTTTCGAGTTTGGCGTTAGCTCCTAAAGTGGTTTTGCCATAGTCGAAAGCGTTTTTAATCGCTTGCTCGATTTGCGCAATTAAAGCCTTATTCTCCTTTGGAATAATCAAAGAAATTGAATACTTTGGCTCGGCACCTTCGACCCCTTTAGGATGAAATACGCTAACGTAACTTGCACGGGCTTTGCCGATTTTAACTCTTGTCATTAATTGACCATTTTCCATGTTTTTAAAATTTAAAAAATTAATAATTATACTTCTATATCTGTGTTACTGAATTCATTCTCCGAGGTTGCTGCGGGGCGAGGGTCGTCCACGCTAACAAGCTGTAAGGCACCTGCGGGCTTTATTGTAAGAGGCGCAACGAGCTCGGTAAAAGCTTTTTTGCCTAATAGCTTTTGCATAGCGGTAAGCGTTATCAACTTGCTTTCGTGAAGCTGTTCTTTCGTGTAGCCGTTAGCTGTTAAAACGCTCACTACCTCGTCGGGATTAGCTATCTTTCGCACCGAACGCCCTTCTACGAGTTTCAACCCATCGAAGGTTTCGCCTTCTTTCGCCCTCTCGGTTACTTCTTTTACAACTGCGTTAAGCCACGCTATAATTTGAGGGGCTTTAAGAACTATCTCGGCTTGCTCTTTTGTGGTTAAAAGCTCTTTTTGCTTTAGCTCCTCGACCTTTTCGAGCTCTCGTCCTTGTTCTGCGCAACTTGTTTTAGCTTTGCAGAAACCGCACCATGCTCCGCAACTCTGCTCGCCTTCGCCTTTGAAAGCTTTAGCCGCTAAGGGTTTTAAATAATCTTCGCCCCATTGCTTTAGCTCCTCAACGCTCATCGTGAACGAGCTTATATTGCTCATACGAGGCTGGTAGATTGTCATTGTAACGCTTTCAAAGCTATAAAGCATTTCATAAGCTTGAATGTTTGCGAGGGCGTATATCATCATTTGAGCGTTATTAACTGCGCTAACTTTTACGCCTTGTCCGAATTTTAAATCGATAATCTCGAGAGCGGTGTCGCTTATTATAGCGGCGTCCGTCGTGCCGAACATCTCCTCGCCGTAATAACTTGCGTTGAGTTTTTTCTCGACTTGCAAGATAGTGTCGGGCGTTTTTGTTCTTGCTTCGATTAGCTTTTCACAAACAAATTGGGCGTAATCTTCGCAATAGTTCAGCATTTCGGGCGTCACTACTTCGTTAAAAAACTCCTTTGTAATGTCTTCGCCTTCTAGCTTTTTGCGAATAACGTTAAGGGTTGTCTTTTTCAAAGGCTTTAAAACTCCGTCGTACCTCGCGGATTCTAGTCGCGTCGCTGCTATCTCGTGAGCGATAGTTCCTTCTTGCGCTGCTTCGCTCGCTTCGTCGTCGAACATCTCCTCAAGTCTCACCGAGGGCGTGCATTTCGTCCAACGGTGTGCACTTGAAGGCGATAGACGTGCGTGTGTTTTTTCTTCTACTTTTTCCATAGCTTAAAAAGGTGCGGGCAATTCGTTAGCGATTTTTTCGAGTGCTTTGTACACTTCTGTATAGCGTTCTTCTGCTATCTCGGTTATCTTTTTAACGCCTAACGTGTTGAGCAATTCTCGAATTTTTTCTCGTCCTCCCGCCTCAGCTATCGAGGTGAATATCTGCCTTAAGTCTGATAGCGTTGTGGGGGTCGCTTGCTCTTGCTCTTGCTCTGCGGCTTCGGGTGCTTTTGGCTCTTCAACTGCTTGCGCTGTTACTTGCTTTACTTCTTTCTTTGTTTTTGGCTCTGCCGTTGCTACGGCTTTAAGTCCGCTAAGGCTGCTTAAAAAGCCTTTTACCATTTCGAGGGTTTCCTCTGTAAGGTTCAAATTTATCGTTAATTCCATATCTGTGTATTTTATTTTTTATTCTACTTTCAATCTCTTTTCAAAAATAGCTTTGACTGCCTTTGCATCTTCTTCGGCTTGCGCTCGGTCTTCGGGTAGATAATAATAATTTCCTAAATTGTAAAACTCGTCGTCGGAGGGAAATCCTGCTTCAACTGTTTCACGAACTTCGCCATAACTATTTATACATAAGTAAGTTTCGCCCTCTTTCGCCCTCTTTCTTATCCTCTCCATTGTTTTTGTTTCTGCATTCCACCGCAAACCTTGTTCTTTTAGTTTATCGAACAAACGTTGTTTTTCGTCTTCAGTAGCGTGACGAAAGGAAGAAATAAGCCATCTTTCACTAAGATATAAACAGTCATTATCATAATGAGATGACATCTCGCCCGTTTTACCAAATGCCTTAAATATAATCATTGTGCCGTCATAAATTGAGTGCAAAATATCACCTTCTTTGAACTCTTCTTTTTTCTCCTCGATAATAATTTGATTATCTTCGATAGTTGCCTTGCAACCTGTTGGGATTTGAATTTTATCCCCTGCATTTAGTTTTATTTCCATATCTATAAATCTCCTTTATTATTTATTATTAAGATGCTCGATTGCCTCTCTCAGCTTCTCATTCTCTTCTGTGAGAGTCTTATTTTCTTTTTTGAGAAACTTATTCTCTACTACTAAGTTTACAACCTCGACAGTGAGGTCTATAATTTTTTCTTGAAGTGTGTCCATAATTGTATATTGTTTTAATTTGCTTTTTTCAATTTAAAACGAGCCCTATTTTCACAAACCAAGCTCGAAAACATTACTAATAAGTCAAAATGAATAAGAAAATATAAATGAGACTATCTGAATTGTATTCGCTTATTTGCTTCTACTTGAATTTGCTCGTTAGACATTTTCGTAAGCGTTACGCCTTCTTGATAGGTGTCTAAATCTTCTTTTGTGAAGTAGTTTCTTTTGCCCTTCTTCGTGTAAGGCAAAACGCCTAAGCTGCACATCCGTCTAACGGTGCTATTCTTTAGATTGAGGTAAGCGGCAGCTTCTTCTACTGTGTAAAGTTCGCAAACTCCTTTAGCGGTGTTTTTTGCTGCTGCCTTTAATGCATTAATTTTATCCGTGAGCGAAGACACTTGTGAGGTGAGGCTTTCTACCGCTGAAAGTGTTTTATTTAAGTTCGCTTCGATTATCGTAATTGCTTGCTCGATGTACATTGTTTTTACTCCTCTATTTCGGTTTTACTTATTTTGATAACTCCAGCAAAGCGGACCAAAAGCACAAGAGTTATAAGGGTGCTAATGAATTCTAACGTTTTACCGCTCTCTACAAATTGAATAGTTCTTAAGGCTTGCATAAAAATTGCAAAGAGTGTGATAACTCCTAAAGGTGTGAGGCCTTTTGCCCATCTTAATTCGTTTCCGAAAATTCGCTTAAATGTTTTCATCGTTATTTATTTTTAGTTCTTTTTCTTTTGGGGTTCATTCCTTTGCAGACCCTCCCGAGTTTCATTAAATCGGCTTCCTTTGGAAAACGTGCGTTTTTAGTTCTTTCTATTAAGTCCAAATCGCTAACGCCTGCCGACCAACGTTCGCCCGTTTTAGGTGAGATATACGTCACTTTCCAAATACCATAGTTAGCATACTGAAAGGAGAAATTCCGTTGATGAAAGGGAGAGTCTAGGTCCATATTTCCTAAGGTCTTTTAATTGTAGGATTGAAATAATACTCTTCCGTGAGGATTGCTTTATATCTCTTTAGTGCTACTTCTCTTATCATTTCGCCAGTGGTAGAATGACTTCGAAATGCAAGGGCGTCGTACACTGTTTTTATAGATACTTGAAAATCTCTAGCTAAAGCTCTTTTATTTTCAATCGACATTTTTATTATCTTTCTCTTTTTTGTTTGGCTCATTTTCTTTATCTTTGTAAATTATAAAAGTTTTGTAACACGTTACAGACGTTTTACAAATGCAAAGATAGAACATTGTTCTGATTTATCAAAACATTGCTCTGATATTTAACGTATTTTAAAACTAAGGTCATGAGTACAAGTAGTGTAAAGGAGAGAACATTGTATTTTATAAAATACAAGGGCTTAACAATGAAAGAATTTGAGAGCCTTGCAGACCTCTCAACGGGATACGTCACCTCGATGCGAAAAAGTTTCGGGGAGCAAAAATTGAACAATGTTCTGAAAGCTTTTCCCGAGCTGAGTAGAGATTGGCTTTTATACGGAGAGGGCGAAATGCTTAAAACAGAAAAGCCTCAAGAAATAAAAGAAGTATCTTTCGAAGATGCACACAAATACCCGAAAGGGGATTTAATACCATATTTTGCAGAAACTTTCACCCGAGGAGGGTTGACAGACAGACAGGCACCTATGAATATAGAAGAACACGAAACCAGTTATATTAATGCGGGTAGTATATTTTCGAAGGCTACATCAGCAATTAAACACGTCGGGGATAGTATGATAGAATACCCTTCGGGGTGTATCCTCTTTTGCCGTCAAGTCGAGAACCCCTCTCTACTTGTGAACGGCTCGTCTTATGTCATCGAAACAACAGAATACAGAGTCACAAAAAAGATACATGACAAAGGCAATTTTATTAGAGCTTTTTCAACCAATGAGCAAAAGTTTCCCGACGGCTCTCTAATTTACGAGCCTTTCGACATCCCTAAAACCGACATCGTAAGACTACATCAAATATTAGGATATGCCTATCTTAATATATAACTGCGTGTATTTTGGCGTTTATAAAAGAAAAGGCTATGGGCAATTATATTGATGAACTTGCTAGCTACTTAAGAATAAACAAGATAAAACAAGTAGAAATAGCTGACAAACTAGGAATTTCGAAAGCTCAAGTAAATTCTCTACTAAAGGGTAGAGATAAATTTGGTGAAAGAATGGCTCACCGTTGGGAGGATGAGTTAGGAATTAATAAAGTTTGGCTTATGCTCGGTGAAGGCGAAATGCTCAAAACAGAAAAGACCACGGGCAGTAAGGTTTTAGAATTGAAAGAATACTTATCCCAACAAGGGCTCAAGCAAACGGAGATAGCTAAAAAATTAGACAGCACTAAGCAAAGAGTAAATAACTTGCTTGCGGGTCGTGTGCCTTTCGGTTTTGCAGAAGCACGAAAGTGGGAGGAGGCTTTTAATATTTCGGCTTTATGGCTTTTGACGGGCGAGGGCGAAATGCTAAAAGATAGTAAGGCAAGCGATAATGCTAGCTTTGTAGCTCCTTGTCTCAAAGATGAGCTAATATATTTGCCGTTGTTTTCGGTGCCTGCACTTGCGCCCCTTGCCGACAATCTCTCACAACCTTCGGGGATTATTGAAACTTACCCCGTGTATGTGGCGAAAGGCGAATCCTACTCAAAAGATAAGCACACCGTTATAGAAGCAAAAGGCGAAAGCATGTCGCCAACGATTCAAAATAAAGCTATGATTTTGTGCGAGAAGGTTGAGCCCGAGCAATGGGATTACATTCAAAACGAAAAAATAATCGCTATTATTTTCGATAATTCTTTCACGATAAGGAGAGTTTTAAGAAATAATTTAGCTACTGCAAATATCATAACGCTATCAGCGGATAACTCGAAATATGGAACGTTAGAGGTTTCTAGATGTGATATAAAAGGGATTTACAGAGCTATTAAAAAGGTGAGTGAATATCTATAG